AATATAACCTAACCTAGGTCTAATAAACATACTTGCTCTTTCTCTATCTTCTTCCATAGCAAAGGCTAACTTCTCGTTATAGTTTTCTTTTAACATTTGTATTCTATCCATAGGAATACCTGGTCTTTTCATAGCTAAATAATAAGATAAACCACATGTTAAAGCTGGTAAAAATCTTTTAGGTACTTGTGCATTTTGTCCTGCAGATTTATTAACATCTTCTAATTGTTTAAAACATTCTATATTTAAAATACCAGTATTAATATTTGGAGTAGGATATAAAAATAAAGCTATATTATTTACTCCTCTAGTAATTGCATATTGTGTAGGTCTACCTGTAGTTGTTTTATTAGGTAGGTTATGATATTCTTCCCTTGATATTCTTTCTAAAGCTATATCAGTTCCTGCTGCACTAACTGCATATGTTACAGCTAATGTATCTAAAATTTCGTCAGATAAAGAAGTTTCAACTGAAGTTGCAGTTACAGCAGTAGTTATTATAGACCATAATAATACTCCTTTATTCTGCCACTCATTTAACATTAAGTTAATAGAACGTCTAGCAGAAGCAGGTGTATGACCTAGTGTTTCTTCTCCACCAATCATCTCAGTAGCTTCTTGAATTACTTCGTCTATATCTAAATTAAAATTATATGTACCTGATGTTGCCATTATTTACTCCAATAAGTCTTAGCTTTTTGTTTAGCTTTGTTTGATAGTTTTCCATAATGAAATAATATACTAGCTTTTTTTGACATTGTTTTACCTGTCATAAGAGTTCCATTAGGATGTTTATGCATAGACTTACTTTTATAAAGAGTACCATTTTTAAGATAATGTTTTACATTCATTGCCATATCTTTAACCTTTAATTATAACAAGATGCTACAAGAAGTGAACCACCACTCTTAGCAGCAAATGTTTTTACGTTTGTTGGTCTACCTCCTACACCTTGAGCTTTAGATCTTTTTCTTTTTACTGCAGATGTTTTTTGAGAACTAGACATCTTATTTGCTTTAGCTATTGGTACACACTTTGGATATTTACGTTTAGAACTTTTAGTAGATTTTCTACCACAAGGTTGATACTTACCATCTTTTTTAGGTGCTCCTATATCTACCCATTTTTCATCTACCCATTTACGTAAGCCACCACCTTTAGCTTTCTTTACTGTTTTCTTTTTACCACCTGGTTTTACTTTACCACTACATACTGATGATGCATACATATTAGCATATGCTGATGGATATACATCAAACTTTCTTTTAGCTGCTGCTTTTCCTTTTGCACATAGTTTTGCCAATTAACATTTCCATCTTTTTCTAGCTTGTCTTAATCTTGAGTTAGGGTTCTTAGCTGCTTTAGGAAACTTCTTCATTTGTCCTGCAGATCTAGCACAATAACTCTTTCTTCTTTTAGCATCTTTACTTCCTGGTTTAGGTGATCCTGTTACAGCAGTCTTTAATTTACTACCAGGATTTTGTCTTCTATATTTAGCTACACCTGCTGCAGTAAGTCCAGCACCTTTTTTAGTAGGTCTCTTTTGCCCACCACCAATAGTCATACCTTTCATATTACTTTTTTTACGTACAGCCATTAGTCTTTATTTTTTTTCTTTTATTAAAAATCCTGCAGCACCTGATATACCACAACCAATCATGATAATACTTTGCCATAGATCACTTGGTATCATAATACCACACATAGCTAATACTGCTGCAATAGCAGAGTAAGATGAGGGTTCTTTAAATCTTGAGAGTAATCCTTTTAATTTAATACGCATTTTTAACTTTACCTCCATACATTCTTTGTACCATCATTTGACCTGAGTTATCTACTTTGTACATTTTACCACCCATGTTTTTTTTAATAACTTTACCACCCATGTTTTTTTTAATAGTTTTACCACCCATAGATCTTTTAGTCATTTTGTTTCCATACATCATTTTTTCTTCCTTTTTAAATTTTTTATAAACATCTGGCTCATTAATAGCTAGATAAGTTTTTTGTTTCTTAGATTTAAAAGGCACTACTTATAGCCTTTACCATACCCACGTAATGCAGCTCCTGTTCCACGAGGTAATCCTATTTGACCACCATATTTCTTTTTAATAACTTTACCACCAGACGCTTTAAAGCCCATACTATTTCTTACTGGTGTAGGTAACTTACCAAGTCCTTTATTGTTAGAAGGTACATCTTTCATAGTACCACCTTTTTTTCTTTTAGTTATACTAGCCATTTCAGATTTAGACATACCTTGGTATACAGATTTTCTATCTTCAACTTTAGCTGATAAGTTAATCTTTTGACCTATACTTATTTTATTTAAATCTTTAATTTGAGGGTTAGCTTCTTTTAAAGCTTTTAATGTTGTACCATTAGCTCTAGCTATTTGAGAAAGAGTATCACCTTTTTTAATTGTTAATGATGAAGATTTAGTTTTATCAGGCGAAACAGTTTCTTTATCTTTTTTAATAGGTGAAGCAATTTTTTTATCTTTTTTAACAGGTGAAGCAGTTCCTTTATCTTTTAATATTTTATCTAGAAGAGCATCTAATGCAATACCTGCTGTAGTCACACCTGCTACTGCATATCCACCTTTTCTTAATGTTGCAATTCTTTTCTTATCTGCAGCTTGTAGTTCTGTTAGTTTCTTTTTAGCACTATTTAATTTTTTAGGATCACTAAAACCAGCAAACTTTTTCTTTTTTGTATTTGCTTTAATTAATTTTTTTATCTCCCCTTCAGTTTTTTTAATTATTTTTTTATTAGAACGTAAACCTTTAATAATTTCTTTTATTTTAGGAAAATTTTTTATTCCTAGTTCTGCTCCTGCTGCTAAAAGTCTCATTATTTTACTCCTATAACTGGAGAAGTTTTAATACCACCTATATCAAATAATTCTCCTTGAGGATAGTCTGCATCAGAAACAGCATCTATAGGTCCTTTAACTGCAGGTCCTTTACGAGCTGCACCAAAACCTTGTCCTGTAGGTTTAGCACTTGTTACACTAGAATCTCTAGTTGCTAAACTAGATTCTTCTCTAGCTTGTCCTCCAGTAATAAATTCTTTAGTCATTAGTATATCCCCTTATTCATAGTAAGAAGAAACAAGATCATTACCATTAACGATACCACCTCGTTTTCTACTTACCATAGATTGTTTTTGTAAATTTTCTGCAATGCCTTGTGAAGCATTCATAATATTATTTAATTCTTTTGCTTTAACAGGAGATAGTCCTCCTCCATTTTTTTTCTTATTAATATCTTTACTACGTTCTTCTTTTTTTAATGTTCCCATTGCTTTGCCTTTTTTAATTCTTGGAGGATTAGTAAGACCTTTTTTTATTACTTTAGATGCATCAAAAAATCCTTTTTTTAATGCTCCCATTGCTTTGCCTTTTTTAATTCTTTTAGTAAGACCTTTTTTTTGTTCTTTAGCTGCTTTTTTACTCATCTTAATATCTCCAGGTTTAGTTATTTGTTGTTTAATATTAGATCTACTTACCAAAACGAGCAGCTCCCCACCCTCTAGGTTTCTTCTTAGAACTTTTTCTTTTTACTTTTATTTGTCCACCTTCTTGCATTCCTAATAATTTACCCATCATTTCTATAGACTCAGGGGGAGAACCCATTAAGTCACCCATTGCGATCCAATTAAATAGTCTCGTAGCTCTATTGTTAAGTGCTTTACTTACTAAAGAACGCTTTTTCTTTTTACTTGACATTAGTTAGCTCCTTGTATAACTGGTGTAGGTCCACCTTCAGGACTTGCTGGAGATTGCATATCATCTCTTCTAGTACGTCTAGCTTGATTACGTAAAGCATCTATAGAATTTTTATATGTAGCTTCCCAAGTTTGTACTATTTGAAAATCTTTTATAAAATAATTAGCTTCTATCATACATGCACTAAATAAAGCATTATAACAATTCTCACTAAAATAATTAGAGATAGTTGCACTTGTTCCTGTAGCACTTGATAAAGCTAATGGTTGTTTTGTATATTGAATTTCACCTGTTGAAGTTACATTAGGTGTTGGTACTATATAAATTTGTGTATTTGTTTTTCTTGAATAATATCTAGGAACACCTACAGATGTAGGTTTGTTCCAGTAGTCTATAGCATACTCATATGTTCTTTGTAGTAAAGGAGTAACAACAGCAGCACTTGTTGTAAAGTTTACATTACGTACAATTAAAGCACCATCAGGTAAACTTACTACTGGGTTTCCTGCTGTTAATGTAACAGCAGTATAAGTATCTAAAGCTACATCATCTAATTCTTTCATTACACGATCTTCAGCTTTTTGTATAAAGACAGGTATTTGAGTAGCAAACTCATTTGAGTCATTCTCTATTGTATTTACAATGTCATCTTTTAAATAAGAATAGTTAGGCATTTATTTATCCTAATATTAAAGTTACACTACCTGCATCAGGAGTAGCAATACTTACATTACCATTACATTTAATACCTGTTTCTCCTAAATAAATATCTGCTGTTCCACTTGCAGGAACTGTAAATGATATTTTACTTCCTGCTACATCTCCTATAACAATGTTTCCAGCAACAGTAGAATAAGCATGTATAGCTATAATACGATTTACCATAGATGATGCAAGACTACCTGGATTAGCTGTTACAGTAGCTGCTGCTATAATTAAACCATCTGCTCCTGCTAAGAAGGCTGTTGTAATATTTGTAGACATGTGTTTTCCTTATGTTATAAAGAGGAGAATATTTCTACTCTCCTCAATATATTTAGTAATTAGGCTCCAGCGTTACCAAACCAACTACGCCAATCAGATATACCAAAAGAATATCTTTCTCTTGCTTTAAAGCGTAAGTTGCCAGTATCGAAATCTGGTTCCATTTTTGTTTGTAAAGGTGTTCTATTAAACATCTTAGTACCATTAGGTACATCTGTTTTAATGAACCAAGCATTTACATCTGTAAATCTCCTGTTCACATAGAAACCATCAGGTATAACACCTAAATGTCTTATAGCATTAATATCATTTAATGCAAAGCCACCTGCTGTAGCACCTGGTGTGTTTAATAGTTGGTCTGCAGTAAACATCAAGTCTGTAGGTATATGCAATGAAACACCTGAAGCACCTACTAGAATGCCACGATCATCAGTAATTTTTTGTATCTGAATGATTGCTGCTTCTATAGTACCTTCAGCTATTGCTGCTGCAGTAGTAAGATTAGTTACTGTACCACCACCTATAACTGGATGTGCTGCACTAAACATTGGTACACCATCACCTTGAGTTGTTACAAAGCCATTGTTGTACAAGTCAGCAGCTTTTTGCTGTTTCGTACTACCCATAGCTCTTGCTAATCCTTTTGCTCTTAGTTTTGCAAAAGTGTCGTATAGATTATCTTCCATAGCTTCTTCAGTTACTGCGAATGCTAATGCAACAGTTTCAGCAGTATACCTTGAGGTATAACTTTCTGATGCATCATCATAAACAACTGCAGCACCTTCGTTTTTAACTGGTGCTCCACCAAAACCTGTGAAGAGTACTTCTTCTTCAAATGCTCTGTCTGATGATTCTATTTCGTATAATGGTTTATGTTCTTCGTCTACGCTGCCATACTCTATTCCAAAAACTGCATTCAGTCCAGGAAGTAGTTCTTTGGCAATACTTGCTCTATTGATAGCCATTTAATTATTCCTTTCCTTATGCCATTAGCAATGTTGTGGTTACAAAGTTATCAATATGATTGTTTAGACGTACTTCATACCAAGGGAATGCATCTGTTGCAGTAGCAGAAGCTGCTACACCAGTATCCCAAGGTGCTCTATCTATAACTCTCATAGCTGAAAAGGATACAGTTTGACCATCTGCATCTGCCATATAAGCACTTTGACCTGTTCTTGTTGAGCCTGTTCCTACTACAAACGCAGTATTATGAGGGAAACCTGCAATAGTAGCTGCGAAAGTTACTGTTGCATCCATCTGTATAAAGTATGTTTGTTTAGGATCTGAAGCTACATGAAGTTTTACATCAGTAGCTGTTATTCCACCAGTCCATTGTCTACTAAATTGTTGGGTTCCTGTCCCATCAACGTAACTACAACCTTGGAAAACTCCCATAGTCTTAACACCTACAGCTACTGTCGCTGCGACAATAGTACCTACAGATGTTTGAAAGCACAATGGATCACCTGTAAATAAATTATTAGGTATCCCTGCACTTGGAGCTAAATGAGCATTATTCCAATTAATAGTTGTAATTCCAGTAGAGTTAGAACCAGCACCATTTTTTCTCGCAAGTACTAGACCACGAGGAGCATTAGTTGCTGCCATCTTTCTTTCTCCTTTGTTTCGTAATAAAAAGATTAGTCCTGAAAATTAGGCTGTCTTCCTGTTACTACTTTTGATTTACTATTATTAGAGATAGGCATTCCAGAAATTTTTCTTCCACCTTGAAGTTGAGCTTCTATAGCTTCATTCATGGCTTTACTTTTATCTCTGTAAAACTTACCTCTTGCTTCATAGATATGGGTTGGGATTTTTGCTAATCCCACATCAGCACGACAGACAACACCTGCATATCTACCATCCTCTCTCACGAAAGAGGTTGCACTCATTTCAGGAACTTCAGCTAAATCAACAAATACCCATCCTTCTTGCAGCTTCTTGCCTAAATGTTTTATATCATCAACACCTTTAAGGGTCATTCTTACCCATCCTGGTGTCATGTTTTCGTTGGCGAAACGATCTAAAGCTGCTTGAGGAATATGAAGAACATCTTGTTCCTCAAATACATATTCTGTTTTTTCTCTAGCTTCTTGTTCTCTCAATTCAGAACTACGTGTACTATTAACTCGTGTCATTTATTTTCCTCCACGTTGCATATTAATTGTTGTATACTCACCATCAGCGTTATCAGCCTTTAGTTTTTCTTGAGCATACTGTTCAAGGGGTATATTCCATTTGCTAGCTAGTCTAATATCTTCTTTTGACAGCTTGACCTTTTTACTAGAACCTGGTGAGCTACGTGATGCACCAGCAACCACTTGAGCAGGAGTTGACGTTGTTTCCTGCTTACGAACTTCCCCACCTGTTGCAACCTTTTGAGTTACAAACTTATGAGGAAATGTTTCTTTTAACCTACGATCTATTTCAGTATAATACTCTGAATCTGTAGGACTAAAACCTTCTTCTTTTAACTGTCCATCTATAGCTAAAGCTGAAACAGTCATAATTTGATCTTGACCAAACCAATCATTACTAGCTGCCCATTCTTCTGCCTTTGGATCTGGAGTAGGCATAGGTGGCTGATATTGTGGTTGCTGTACAGCTTGTTGTTGTCGTACAGGTTGTTGTTCAAATTGTTGTTTAGTAGCACTTAAAGATTTTAAATCATTTTGTGCTTCGTTCAAAAATTCTTGAGCTTGTAATATCTTACTTGAATCACCTTCTTCGTGAGCAGTCTTATAAACATTACGTGCAAGTTCTAACTTATCTGTTATTTGTTTTTCACTTGCATCTAAACTTAATTTATTAACAGTATTAAATTGATGTTCTGAAGTATTTAATCTATTATTAAGTTGTTCATTTTGTTGAATTAGTTGAGCTAGTTGTTCATCTCTTTCTTTACGTTGCTTAACTAATTGCCTTATTCTTTTTTGTGCTCCTTTTGTTTCTACACCTTCAAGCTCTGGTGGTGTATCTACTTTAGGTTCTTCTTTTTCTTTTTCAGCTTGTACTAGAGGAATAGCTTTTTCTTCTTTTTCTACTTCTCCTTCTACTTCATATTCTACTTTATTCTTTTCCTCTTCTGAAGCTTTAGTATCAACTTCATTCCACTCTTCATTGTCCATTGTTAATCCTTCGTTGTTTACGAGACATACGACTTACGTTGTATATACTGTTATTATACACTAAAAAAATTTCTAGTGCAACTTAATGACTTAAATTAAATGTAGGATCTAAATATTTAGGATCTTG